TGAACTCTCCCATAAGCTTCTAACAACTCTTTCCTACCCATTTTCTTACCAAAAGTATGGATATGTTGGTTATCTTGCCACCTTTCTATCCAACCACCATAGTATTCGATGTCAGTTACAGACTTACCTTCAGTATCTTCAGGTCTATCATCATAATGCATCGAATTACTACTATGGACATGGAGCGACTTCACTCCAACTGCCCACTTTTCAGCAGCGATTAGTAGCCTTTGTTGCTCTACTATTTCGCTATGTTGTGTCATTTCTTACCCCAAAACTTAAACTTTAGAAAGAAATCATGGATATTATCTAACATTCTGTTCCATTTATACTGAAAGAAGTCAGAATCATTGTTTTCATTTATCCAGTTTAGTGTATATATTGTTAATATACCCCAAAATGCTAAACTAAAGATGTAGTTAAAGGTGTAATAAGGGAATAAAACTATATCGTTTAATAACTCCATTATATATCTCCTACTTCACGCTTTTCACTTCGTGCTACCTCAAAGCCATTTGGATATCTAGCTTCAAGCTTTTTAATATTCTCGTCCATTACTTCGTCAGGTGTATAACCTAGTGCTATACAACCCTGAATCCAATACCAAAGTATGTCGCCTAATTCTCTTTTCATATGGAAGCGGTTCTCTTCATTGAACTCCTTACCTTGAAATACCATTTTCTTTAGCACTTCAGTAAATTCTCCACTCTCAGCAAGCATACCGATTGCGCTTGTCATTACTCTCGGCAAGTTCATGTTGTCCTGAACATCTAGCTTACTTGTGCTATCTATAAATGCCATAAAGTTTTTAGATTCCCTACTTGTTGTAGTGTCTACAAACTTAGCATAATCGTTAATTTTGCTCATTTTACTACTTCCTATATAAATTTAGTCCAAGAAACGCCTCTCCGTTAGGTGTTTCGACTTTTTGATTCCCAGAGCTACTGGCAATAATGGTAGATTTACCACTAGCGGACTTGCCAAACTCTACATTTGTGTCAATCGTGATAATCATTATACCATCTGCATTGACTTCATACTTTATGCCTTTTCCCATATTTTGCATATTACCTTCCTTGCCCGCGATACTTTTTGTGCGAGCGTTTCTTTGATTTATTCATGGTAGACATGGCGACCTTACATCGCCTACCTCTACCCCCTACGCCTTGCGACGTGCATTTTCGAGTGGACACTATGCCAGTCAATCTTTTACTGTATAATGCCACTATTCATTCTCCTCGAACCATGCCCAAACTAACTCGTCAAAGAGTTCGTCATAACATCTGCCTGTTTCTTTATATTCATCAGACCAATCGAAGTCTTCGCTAGATAGGTCGACTTTATACTCCTGTTCAAATCTTGAAGTTAAGTCATCGCCATCTATTTCTTCGTAGTCGTCATCTCTCCAAACACCTATGAAGTTCCTAAATTCATCTTCATATCTACAACATACTACAACATTACTATCAAATGATTGTAAATGTTCTACTAGTTTCTCCATATAAGGTATAATTGGACTCCATGCGCTTACTATATACGCTTGACATTCGTCAGCGTCTTCTATATGTGCCCACTTGGCTCCCACATTTTCAATACCCCAGTTATACCAGTTATCTTCGCTGTAGCCACTCAAGAAAGGGTGTTCTTGGATTTCCTTGTATTCCCTTATCGTGATTGTGCCATCGCCATGATAACTAGGTCTTTCGACATCTTCGTGGTAGTTAGTGAACAGCTTGTCCCATTCTTGTTGGCAAGCATCGTTGCCCTCAAAAATAATGTAATTACTTACGTGATTTGCCATCGTTTTACTACTCCTCTGGTGGCTCACTCCAATCAATATTGTTTGGTAGTTCGACACCTGTTATTTCGCATAGTCTGTAGAGCATCTCCTCGTATGCGACTGTTAATTGTATTACTTCTTCGTTAATGACTTGAAGCTCATCAAGTCTTAACTTTATTTCGGTTTCCAACTCCGTCATTTGTTTACGGAGTTCTTCGCCTTCCTTTACTGTTGGAAACTGTATGACTTTACCCATCTTTGCTTTCCAAATACATAATACCGACTGTTAACGCTAGTCCGCATATTATGCCGAATAAAAATAATATCGCTTCCATACTTACACCGCCTCAGAAGTTGGTCGTTTCCATACTATGTTGATACCGCGACGTGTTAGTTCATTTAAGCATTTCTGCTTGATTTTTGGTTTAGCATTGTTCGCATTGAGATAATCAATGAGTTCTTGCTTAGGCGTATTCTTCAGGTAGTAATGCTTCATAGGTTGCTTACTAGCACTTACACCTCTTTTATATTCTTTATGTGATTTTTTAAATTTTGCTGGCATTTTCTTCCCTCCGTGCCTTTTCTTGCAGTTCAACTCCGAGAATAAACTCGAGCGATTCAGCTAACTGCGGGTTTGTTTTTACTAATTCTTCTGCAAAGTTCGCTATCTTTACAGAGTCAGTCGCTATACTACTGACTTGTTCAATGATTTCTTTAACTTCTGCCATTGTTTCCTCCTTTCTATCCAGAATGATTCGCTCAAGACTTTGTCTGCCGCGTATAACACTATTGTAATTAAAGTGCGCCACACCAAGTAATGTAAAGGCATTTTGTCGATAGAGCATGTTGTCTTTAAGTTTTTCTTCATATTTCATAAACACAAAAAGCGACACATTACTGCGTCGCTTTCCTACTACTGCACAACTCCATTGATTCTTTGTTTACCAACTGTGCTCTCTGGCTCAACAAATTTAGCGTTTGGGTCAACATAGTCGATAGCTGTGCCATCACAATATCCTATCATCTTTCTACGCTGTATTTCTTTACGCGCCATTCTGCCTTCAAAGTCTTGCTGTGTAGCCATTACTTTGAGTTGCTTGTCTGTTTGTCCGAATAATAATACTGTGTTTGCCATGTTGTTCTCCTACTTGCTTTTGTTATTTTTTAATATAGATATATTATACTTGGAATTTTGATGTTTGTCAAGAACTATTTTGAGCATGGCATAGAATTTTGATGTGATTGTTTTGAAGATAAAAATAACCCCGCGCTTTGGCGGGGTAAAAAACTGTGTGTTTTGTTTTGGTAGTGGGATAACGCATACCCTACTTACCTGCGACCTGATACTGCTTGCGTGCGTCAAAGACTTACTGTATCGCCTGTTTTCCAATGTATTATCTACAAAGCGGCTTGTCGCTTCTTTACTCTCTACTTGGTGGAGCGACCACTCTTTCAAAAGATTTCCTTACTTTCCTACTTAGCTTGCACCTTCCTTTTGTCTAGGCATTTTATTCGCTTGTTTCAGATTCGATACAGAGGCGACTATTACAGTCCATAAGTTAGTTCTGTTAAGGAGCTTTTTTGCTTGGGTAAAAGCACCAATCGTTTCTCTACTTTCCCGCATCTGGCTATTGTTGTTTACTGTTAACTACCAGCCTCTTGTCGGTAGAGCCTTGTTGGCTTAGGACTCAGGATTACGCTACCTCACGAACTCCTATCCAAGCGGGTTTCTCACACCCCCGAAACTATTTCGCGTAGCTTACGGTTACAATCGCGCCTGTTTCTTACTATCGGGTTGGTTCGGTCCAATCCGCGTCATGTTGTGGTTGACGAAACCAATAAATAAGTTGAGATGGGAACCGCTGAAGTATGAAACTCATGTTCACCCCTATCTCGCATGCACCCCTTGGTAGCTGGTAGTTCGAGAACTACTTACGCTGATGCATTACCACATAAAGAGGACTTACTGCGCGTTATCATCTGGCACCGAAGTGCTGAGTCACGGCTAACTGCCTGTAAATGTGCTGTTTTTCTACTTTGTTATACACTTGCTCTGAAAAACGCTGCGTAAACACCGAGCTGTGTGTCGGGGAGACTTGGACTTACGCGGGGTGTTCACTCTCCGAAGATTGCTACTTACTGGACTGCCATTCTCGCCGTTGTTGAAATTCTTATTCTATTTCAATTTTCTATAATGTATATTATACTTGGTTTTTAACCTTTTGTCAAGAACTTTTTTATGCTATGCTATTAAAAGTTTGACTTGTTTGCAACTTTGTGGGGAAGCGAGTTCCCCACTCGTTGCTTGGATTAGGAAGCTACTACTTCTAGTCCAAGTGCTTCTGCAAGTTTTTGTAAGTCTTGCTTGCCTGACTTCACAAGTGTTGGCATTGCGATGTCGAAGTGTGCTTCGATAGCAGTAACAAATTGTGCTTTGCTTACTACTGGCTCGCCAGTTTTAGTTGTTCTTGGTTGAGCAACATAAACGCCTTCTCTTGAAAGTTTAGCAATGATACTTCTTGTAGTCTTGCCGAACTGCTTTGCTAGTCCATCAACTGTTTCTCTAGTTGGGTTAG